CCAATTCGCCACCAAAGGTTATGGCATCAATGATCATAAAGTTTTTTTAATCTGAGTGCTTGATATTCCCTCTGTGTAAGGGATGTAAATCAAACTTATGTTTTGTTCATCCAACCAATCTTGGGTGAAATTCATTTGCTTGTAATAATCTTTACGCGCCCAGTCAGAACCGATTGCAACCACATCAATTCGATGGGCTAAAACAATAGATTCTTTAGAATCGGCTGCACCATAGTTAGGCATCACATAATCCACGTAACGGCAAGCCTCAAGAACTGCTCTTCTATCATCAAATTTAATAACCGGTGATTTGCCTTTATATTTCTCTATGAACTCATCAGTGTTTAAAGCAACAATCACTTGCCCATCAGGTCCGGCTATCTCTTTACATCTTTTTAATAAATTAACGTGTCCAACGTGAAATAAATCAAAAGTTCCACCTGTGTAAACCCTTAGTCCCATGAGTTGCGTCTTCTTCTTCTGATAGACCATTCACCACTTGAAAAGTCTTCAGCCTCAACCTTTTCACTGTAGTAAAAAGAATTGTCACTAAAGGTTGTCATGTTTTGACTTTGAAATCCGGCTTTTAAAGTTGAAGAGTTATCGTGAGCAATTGGAATATAAGAATGCTCAATGATTAAATCTTCGTGTTGTTTAGTTCTGCGTTCAAAATCGTTATCTTCAAAATATGCTGGATGCAATGCTTCATCAAACAATCCAACCTTGTCAATAACTTTCCAACCCACAGTAAATGCACACCATTCAGGACTTCCGTTTGAAAGCACTAATTTGTTTGCCCCGGAAATCTCTGTAAATAGTTTTAAAGAATCGCCACCCCACTCAACATCAAAATTGCTAACCAACCAATATTCGGACATTGGTAAAGATTTGATTCCAAGGTTCCAGGAAGAAGCCACCCCAAGATTGCTGGGCATTTTAAGATGCCAAATTTTACTGATCCAATTATTCCAAGTTGGTTCCCAGTGAGTATTCCTTGCCCCGTTATCAACTATGACCAAATCTTTAACTGGGTGGTTAATTGAGTTAATCATTCTGTCTAACAAGTCGTAGCGCGTTAAAACCGGAACAATCATTGCAGGTATCAAATTACCCCTCCTCATATCTCTCAGTGGCTAATTTTGGCCTTATTTTGGCTTTAAAGCCTATCCTAAAAGAATCTTATTAAGGGTGGGCTTCCAGTCGTTTTCAAAGACAAGATCAGCGTCGTACAACTTAGCGAAGTCAATCGCCTGTTGCGAACGCGACCTGCCCTTTTGGTAAGCCTTTTCTAAAGCATCAACAATCGATGGAACCAGAGGAGTTGTAAAGAATGCTTTCTGTGAAGCATCCCAATAAGGCTGTCCTTCAACTAACCAACCCTCGCCGACCAGTTCTGATGAGGCAGCGAAGTCGGACACAATAACTCTTGTCCCACATGCCTGGGCTTCCAAAGTTGGAATTCCAAAACCTTCACCCATTGACACACCTAAAAATACATCCATCGCAGTATAAGTCGCTGCAACAATTTCAGTAGGTAAAGCACTTCGGTAAAGATAAGGGTCCACAAACTTATATTGATGAGGTTTCAAACCTACGGCTTTTAATAACTCCGGAAGATTAACTCCACCACCACCACCAGTTGGATCAGTGTGCAAATACAAAACTGCGTCATCATGATTTTGTGCAAACATTGAGAAAGCAACAATATTTTCACCAAAAGCCTTGCGCATAGGTGCTACACCTTTATTTGCAGCATTCATTCCAACCACAAATTTGTCTTCTGGGATACCCATAAATTCCCTTGCAGGAATAACTTCACTAGCATTTGATTTAATAAAATCTGTTGGCTTGAAAGCAGATTCTAAAGCGTGAGGAATGTAAAAGCATTCAATACCTTTATTCTCTAACATTTTTTTACCAAACTTGCTCATAGCAATCGGTGAAACAAAGTCTTGTGCGCACCAACGTGCAACCTCATCAGGTGCAGGTAAATGATCAATTGGAACCCAAGAAGCAACCTTTTGCTCGCCCCACTTTGGACCTTTAAACACCCACACATCAAATAAAGTTATTAACAGATTTGGTGCTTCACGATCTCTGCCTCTCCAATCTTGATGATGGGCAACAGTTACATCGTTTGACCATAAATCCATTCCTCTTGGATAAATTGGGATAGCACCATATTCAGTGTTCCAAGAAGTTGATGCTGCCTCTAAACCATAATTAGCAATCGCTGCGACTTCATATTTGTCTTTCTTTAATCTTTTAAGAACCTGTGCTGTCTGACTTCCATAACCGGTAGGCGCCCAGGGAGCATTTGAATACCAAGTAATTCTTGGTGGTTTAGATTTATCAACTTTAAGTTTTGAGTTCATTGAATTCAGAATCTTTGTTTTCTGATCATTAGATTGCTTTTTATTCACGCAAGAATCCTTACATCGCAGGTACGAATAAAGCCTACACGTTTAAAGGCAGAAACCCCGACAGCCTGCGCTCCGTCGGGGTTTCTGGTCTTGGGGACTTAATTACTTAGGAGTTTGAACTCTTAAAGTATTTGATGTGACTTGTTTGTGGCAAGTTTCCATCAACTCTGAAAGTGGCTCTGAAGGTAATTAGGTCAGTGTTGAAAGCATAATCATCTGAGCGATCTAGACGAATGCCACCAACTTGTCTAACGATGTAGGAAGGCAAGTGACCGAATAGAACTGGTCTCTTTGCTGATCCTGCTGTTGGAGCAGTTGGGTTTTCAAATATTGGATAACCCAATAGCAAGTCGCGAGCATCTGCAGATAGAGATGGGCTGAACAAGTAGTTGCCAGCGCTATCTTTTAATTTGCGAACGTTTGCGATTTGTGCTGCACCCATCATGAAACCGACTCCTGGTAAACGACGACCTGCAGTGTCTACAGAGTAAACAAGGTCAATCAAGTTATCAGCAGTTGGTGATAGTGATGTTCCTGCAACACCTGAACCTGCAACTGTGAACAAGCCGTTTGGTTGTACAGTTCCGGTTCCGTTTGTTAATGCATCGTTTACAGAGTAGCCGAGTGCATTTCCGGTTTGCTCAGCAAGAAATCCGAGGATGTCCACGCCAGCGTCTTCAACTAATTCACGTGAGATTTGAGTTAAGAATGAGTACTTATATGCACCCAAAGTAACAAATGAATTAAATGTAGGATCGCTTTCGCCAATTGCTGCTGCTTGACCAAAAACAGTTCCACTTGAGTAAGTTGCTTGTGAAGGAATTTGAAGATTTTCTCCACCAGCAGTATTCAAGATGGTTGATGTTTCTAATGGTCCACCAACATAACGAGCAAGCATTACAACTCTGTCGTAGAAAGAAGTTGGAACCGGAGCGCCAGTTGAACTTCCTAATACGTCGCGTTTTTCAAATTCGAATGAACGAACTTCGCCACGAGCCATTGAACGGATAACATCTGCATCTGTTTTGGCTTGTGCTGCTGCAACTGTTGAAACTTCCATGCCTTTCATGGCTTCTGCTGCTGCAACTGCGCGTTGTTCATCTTTTTGAATGGTTTCAATAACACGAGCGCGTTCATCTAATTCAGATGAGATTGCTGCGTATTGAGTGTTTTCTTCAGCAGTTAAATCACGTTTCTCGGCTGCTGCGCGATCAAGAATTTCTTTTGCTTGATGCCAGGCTTTGTTACGTGCTTCGTGCTGAACTTTAATGTATTCAGACATTGAGCATTTCCTTTTTTGGTAGGGTTTTACTGCATTACTTGGGTGAATCTGCTTGAGGCTCACTCAATGCAGTAAATTAACAAGATGGGTGGCTCGCACTCACATCTGTTAATTAATTATTGCATACCATTTCTGGTTTCGTTGGACTCAATAATTCGAGTCTCTTTAATTGGGTCAAATTTCTTAGTTTCAGGTTTTGTATCACATATTGCATCAGCCATAGCGTCAGCCAAATCTGCAATAGGACCAGACTCAGGGTTGCCTGCAACTTTAAGAATTGCTTGCTTTATTTCTTCCCTGTTCATTAAACAGTCTTAAATAGTAGATCAAGTTGCTTTCTTTTAATAGCAAGCAAATCATCAACAGAAGGATTTGATTCTTTTAATTTTGCTACGGCTTCTGTGATTGTGTTTGCGTGTTGGCTAGAAAGGTTTTCACCAGATTCTAATTTAACTAAAGCGTCAGCCAAAACGTCTGCATCCATACCGGTTCTTGTTGCCAAAGCATCAATGGATCTAACAGTTGCTGTGGTTGCTTCGTAGGCTGGGAAGCCTGTCACGATAGAAACTTCGTGCAATCTGATTTGGTGAAGTTCGCGAGACATTCCATCGTTGGTCCATTTATCACCTTTGCTTGGAACGCTGAAACCAAAAGACATGGAACTAACATCTCCACGTTGCATCAAAACAGAAAGGTCTCTTCCTGCTGTTGTATCTGGAAGAACTGCTTCGGCTAATAAGCCTCTTGAGTCTTCACTAAGTTTTAAGGTCTTTGCTCTGGTTGATCCAAGAACAATGTCTGTGTTGTGGTTCATGAAAAGTTTGATTTCATTACGTGATTTAAGAGAACGCTTGAAAGCACCAGGCATGATGTATTCGGTGAAAGGAAGTGGCTCGCTTGGTGAATTGAAAACGGCTGCATAACCTGTGAAGGTCATTTTGCTTGTATCTAATTCGCCTTCGCGAATTTCAAATTTAACATCATTGACTCTGCGTTCAACTTTTGATGGCATTTTCTCTTCTTTCTTTTCTTTTAATTGTACGCTGACACTAGCCCAGCGTGCTTGTTCTTCTTCTTTTCTAATTCTTTCAACAACGCCTTGAGCGTATTCCATTGTTCTTTGTGCTGCTCTTTTACTTGGTCCTGAACCCCACAATAAATGTGCCACTAAGCCAGGGCCGGGATACTGTGGATCATCAGGGTTTGAGTTTTGTGGGGCATCTAAATCTTCCATGTGTCTTGCAATCCATGCTGCAATACGAATCCATTTATCGTCTGAAATTTGTCCGTCAGCCATAAGTCTTGCTTCGCGTTTAGTTTGATCAGTTAAACCATCGCCACCAAAACCCTCGTCTAGATATTCAAGACCTCGTCTGGCTGCAGCACTCATGTAGGCTGGTGCATCTTGATTTACTGCTCTGTCATCTTCTGAAATTGTTTCTTCTGGAATATCAGAAGGCTCTTCCATTTCTGGAGTATCTTCCAGAATCTCATCTTGAGGTTCTTCTAATTCTTCTGTTTTTCTAAGTTGCTGAAAGTTAACGCCAACATAAACATTTGTGTCTCTCCAACCACCAGTCACTTCTTCATAAACTTGAATTAAAGCAGCAGGATTAAAAGGTGTTCCTAAAAGAATAATTTCAGAATTTGGAATATTTAAAGCGCCGTCAAATTGAATTTCTTTAATTTCGCCTTGAAGAAGATTGTCCCCATCAAACCACATAACATAATCGCCAACACTTAGTTCTTCCGGTAAAGCACGTTCGCCACCGGGTTCCATATCTTCGGCAACAGAAACAGCAACCATTTGTGCAATAGCATCTTCTTTAGTTGTGTGGCAACCAATAACTTCGCCATCATCTTTAATAGTTGCCCAGCCTGAGCAACCAGCAGCGTTATCTGTTATGTAATAAGGCATTTATAGAACCTGCCAAGAAACGTGTAACTCTTTATCAGAATCAGATATCGCCCACAAAGAATTACCTGGTTGTAAAACCAATTGATAATCGTCGCCATTGTCTAAATGAATACCTGTTGAAGTTGTAACTTGGTCAGAACCACCAAACCAAATGTAATTATTTGATTGTTTATTTGCATTATGTAAAATTATTTGAGTTGGATTAGTCTTAGGACTAATGATTTGAACGGCTGTTGTACCAACTGTGAATTGTGCTGTTTGAAAAGCCATTATTTGACCTCGTAAACAGTTTCAGGAGCACCGGGATCAATTTGTGACACTGACTGAAGTTGTGTAGACGGAACACCTGTATGCATAATAGGTGGCAAGCCTAGGGCTTTTAAAGTGCTTGCTGGTTCAAAACCTGAAAGAATAAGGCGCTGAGCCATACCAACTTTCTTGTCTGTTTCAACTAAGTCGGCTGCAGGAAGATTCACGTTTGCCAAAGGCACACGATAAACATCACCGGAATCAACAGGGGTCATATCTTCAAATTTTCTAATATCGTTGATTGAAAGAAATCCTGCTTGTGAACCAATTGAGTAACCTTGCATTCTTGTTGCAAAGTCTCCACGCAATAAACCATCAACGTTGATTCTTAGGAAAGCATCTGTTGGAAGAAGTGTTGAATAGGCTTCTTCAAGTTTTGTTATATATGGTCTTAAGGTGTGGGTTACAAAGTTAATGTTGTTTTGTTCAACTGATGCGTAACTCATTGCACCAGGTGTTGTGACACCTATCATGTGTGGAGGCACTCTAAACATTCTTGCAATTTCTTCAATTGCTAGTTGGCGTGACTGAATCATTTGTGCTTCGTCTGGTGCTGCAGCAGTTTTTGTGAACTTCGCTCCACCGGATAGCACACCAACCTTGTGTGATTTTCTTAAACCTTTATGTGATCCTCTGAAAGCATCTGCTAAATCTGTTGATTGTTCTTTAGTTAGTTGTCCAGGGTGTTCAATATATCCACCAAGGTTTGCACCGGTTCCAAAGAAGCGTGCAGCAAATTCTTGTAACGCTGAAGCCAATCCAAGGTTTTGTTTTAATTCAGTGACTCTAGACATGCCACGCAGTTCACCAGGACCACGCATTTCAGTTATGTGAATCATTTCTTGTTTAGGAATTATTGACTCACGATAAAGTTCGTAGCGATAAGCCATTTCTTTTGTGATCGGGTCTCTTACGATTTCCACTTTGAGTGGATCAAGAACAACAAGATTTACAATGTTGCCTGACTGGTCTCTGAAGATTTTTACGAAAGCGTTTCCGTCTAGCAGTAAAGAAACTAGGACTTGTTGAAAGTGTTCAATTCTTGAAATATCAATATCTGGTTTGTTAACCCATTCAGGTCTTGGTCGGTAAGGTACTCGGTTGCCGTCTCTACGAATGTAAACATCCATTGGGAGTGTTGAAATGGTGTCAGAGATTAAAAGAACACAAGAATAAAAGGCTGAGATTTCCATTGCAGTGGTTTCATCAATGTTTGTGCCAGCCAAAGTTGTCATAGCAAAATTGTCGCCAGCGCCCCACACCGATTGATAAGAGATCGCTCTTTGCTCACCAAGTTTAAATAAATTACCTAACATCAACGTCTCTCAATCGCTAAACCAAATGCAACACATGAAGCACCTAATATAATTATGCCAGCAGGAACGTAAATTAGTGCAGCCCCAACAGAAACCAGACTTAAACCTAAGACTTGGAATATTAAAGCCACTTAACTCCTAAACCATAAAGAATGCAGGCGTTGAAACAATTGCTTCTTCTCTTGCAACAGTTGCTCTATCTAATGCAATGATACTCGCAACTGCAGCATCTATTTTTCTTGGAGATCCACGATGCTCTTTCACAATTCTAGGCCCTAGTCTATCCGTTTTTACGACAGCGTTTGAGATGTGTCGCGCCAATAAAGGATCGCCATCGTGACTCAATCTTTGATTGACAACAGCGTCATAAAACTTTGCGCAAGCAGGAATCATTCGTGCTGCAGAAGTTGATGGCCATTCAACAATAGGTATCCCTGCGTCTTGTAAAACTTGCATGCTTCGTTGCCAACGGAAAGGATCGCAAGCAACTTCTTTTACTTTATATTTGCCACAGAACTCAATGATTGTGTTCTCCACTTCAAGAGTGTCAACGCGCCAGTCGTCAAGGTCTGTTACTTGTTTCTCCCAGGCTTTAACGATAAACACGTGTGGGGTTTCCTCAAGAGTTGTTCCCACGATTACTGAAGCGTCACCGGAGAAAGAACCATCAAAGCCAAGAACGATTTCTACATCTTTATCTAGTTCTTTATTTAAAGCCAAAGCATCCCAAGCACCATTTGGAAGCCAGGCTTGCTGACTTGAAACCCACTGATTGCAACGCTTTGTTCTGAATTCAGACTCGGGTGTTTTCTTAACCATAGAAGCAAAATCATCAGGATCATTTAAATCACCAAAACCAGGGTTGGCTTCTTTCCAAGTCTTCTCGTCATGATGATCAGCGTTTGGCATCGCTTCCCACCAAGCCATAAAGAAAGTGGGGTCAATAATTTCACCTCTTGAAACCTTTTGACCATATTGATATAAAGAGTAAGCAATTGAATCTTGACCTGTTGCATCTGCTTTGACACCGGCTGTCGTGATTGCAACTAGCATCGGCTCACGTCTTGCACCCATACCGAGTTGCATAACGTCAAAGAGTTCACGATTTGGTGCAGCGTGAAGTTCATCATAAATAACCATTGTTGGTGATAGACCTTCTTTTGTGAAAGCCTCACTTGAAAGAACTCTGTAAATAGAATTAGTTGAAGAAACCTCAACAGCGTCTTTGTATATTTTGCAAAGTTCAGCAAGTTCTGGTTCGGCTTCAATCATTCGTTTAGCATCACCAAACACAATGCGTGCCTGATCTCTGTCGGCTGCACAAGAATAAACCTCGCCACCCTCTGGACCCATAAACAAACTCCACAACGCTAACCCAGAACCTAGAGTTGATTTTCCATTTTTTCTAGGCATGCCTATAAGTCCGGTGCGATGAGCAAACAAACCATTTTCTTTAACGGCAAATAAGTTGTGCAAAACTTCTTCTTGCCAAGGTCGCAACTGGATTGGTTCACCAGACATACCTGCAATTGTTTCTTTTGTTTGAGTGCAAAAGGTATTAATGAAATCCGAGCATTCAAAACCACGCGACCTTAATAATTCTTTCTTATCAATCGGAGTCAGCCACGCAGGTGGCCAAGAGTTAATTTTCTTCTTGGACAATTGTTTTTGTGACACGTTGTTTAAGTTCCTCTAATTTAGAACGCCTTTTAACTTCGGCAACACCTAATCTAGTTCTATCGGTAGGACTGAAACCAAGCAGGGACAGATTGTTAACGAGTTGTTTATCTAACTCTCTTAAACCACGACGTTCCTCTGGCCGATTGTCTTTCATTACTTTGATACGAAGATTCCAACGCTCGTCAACCATTTCACAAGTCATCATCAAAAGTTCTAAATCAGATTGAGGACTAATCCACGATTGGCCCATGCCCCACACGCGATCCCATAACTCGCGACCAGGAGTCATCAAAGGTCTGTGAGGTTCCGGTAAATCGTAAGCGCTCGGCAATAAAACTAAACTGCCCTCACTAGGTAAAGGCCGTTTACCAGGATTGCCAAGTAAACGTTTCTGTTCTAGTGGTCTTGGTGGTCTGCCCTTTGGCATTTACAACTCCACACGTTCAGCCTCAAGTCCGGTTAATTTTTCCCAGCGTTCAATTATAACGTCACAATACTTTGGATCTAATTCAATCATTCGACATTTTCTTTTTGTTTTCTCTGCACCAATTAATGTTGATCCTGAACCACCGAATGCATCTAAAACTATGTCACCAACTTTAGAAGAATTATGTAAAGCCTTAGTTATTAATTCAATCGGTTTAGTTGTTGGATGAAGTTCTGATTTACTTGGTCGATCAATCTGCCACAGATCAGTTTGTTTTCTATCTGAGACTTCAACTAAGCGTGCAGCCGAATCATTCCAGCCGTACCAAATTGGTTCATATTGAGTGTGATAATCCTTGCGTGAAAGAACGAGTCTGTCCTTGGCCCAGATAATTGTTGAGGACCAATGAAAACCTGCATCGCGTAAATTCAAATCAATGACTGGCCACTCTTGCGCTGACATAACTAAATAAATAGGTGCACCTGGTTTTGAATAAGACTTCAAATTAACCGAGAAGCCTTTAACGAATTCATTCCATTGACCGGCTTCCATGTGGTCATTCATAATTGTTCTTACTTTGTAACCCTGTGCATTTCCGGGTTCAACTGCACCACCATAATTAACATTCCAAGGTGGGTCAGTGAAAATAACATCTACCTTTTCTTCACCTAAGAGTTTGTTATAAATGCCTGAATCGGTTGAATCGCCACAAGCCAATAAGTGGTCACCGAGTTTCCATATTTCACCCAACTGAACTCTTGCTGGTGCATCATCAAAATTAAGTGGTCCCTCATCATCAGCGTTAACTGGTGGCTCTAAAGGTTCAAAACCAAACTCTGCAACATCCCAACCCACAGCATCAAGTTCTAAAAGTTGATCGGCAAGAATCTTTGAATCCCATTCTGCAAGTTCAGCAGTTCTGTTATCAGCCAAAGCGTAAGCCTTTATTTGTTCCGGAGTCCAATCGTGAGGAATCCTCGCAACATAAATTTCTGTCCATCCAAGTTCCCTCGCTGCCTCAACAGTTCCATTCCCGGCAACAATTAAATTATCGCCAGAAACCACAATCGGTTTTCTCTGGCCAAACAAAGACAAAGAACCCTTGATTGCCTCAAGGTTTTTTTTGTCGTGGCGTCTTGCATTGTTCGGGTCAAGACGCAATGATGAAAGGGTGATTAATTCGATGCGCAAGTTTTGTTCCATGCATAAATCCTATTCTAAAAAAAGTTTATTTTCGCGCACCCACGCACAAGCC